ATTGACAGATTGGAAAAATCCACCGTCATTGAAAGATTTAAAACAAGATTTAACTAATGCCGATATATCTCATAAACATCAAATAGCCCGTGTTGAAAAGTGGCTTGATAATCTAAATGTAACCGGTACAGCCAAAATCAACTCAGGCGAGGGACGTTCAAAACACGTTCCACAGTTAATTCGTAAACAAGCAGAATGGCGTTATGCCTCACTTTCAGAGCCGTTTCTTAACACTTACGACTTGTTTGACGCAAAGCCAGTTACCTGGGAAGACAAGGACGCCGCGTTACAAAACAAGCTGCTACTAAATCATCAAATCAATCAAAAAATAGACAAAATAGATTTTATTGATTCGTATGTGCGTACTGCAGTTGACGAAGGTACGGCTATTGTTCGAGTAGGGTGGGAATTTGAAGAAGAAGAAATAGAAAAAGATGTTCCTATTATTGAATTTCAGCCAGATCCTCAAATGGCAGAAGTTTTTCAAGAATTAGAGGTTATGCAGCAACAAAGCCCGTCTGAATATCAATTAGATGTGCCAGAAGAATTAAAACAAGCTTTTGAAATGTCAATGCAAACAGGCGTTCCGCTACGGCCAACAATTGTGGGCAGTGAAGTTGTTAAAGAAATGCAAACCGTCACTAACAAGCCTACGTTGGAAGTGTGCGATTACCGCAACGTTATTGTTGATCCTACTTGCATGGGGAAGCTTAATAACGCTAAATTTATTATCTATAGCGTAGAAACTTGTTTAGCTGATTTACGCAAAGATGGTAAATACAAAAATTTAGACAGTATTCAAGTCAGTGACTCTTCTGTATTAGGGCACGCAGATCACACTGTTGAAGATGACTCTTCATTTACTTTTTTAGATGACCCCCGTAAACAGCTCATTATGTATGAGTACTGGGGCTATTGGGCAATTAATGGTGATGATAAACCCCTAGAGCCATTTGTATGCTCTTGGGTAGGCAATACGCAAATACGTATGGAAGCCAGCCCATTTCCTGATAAAAAGCTACCGTTTGTCAAAGTACAGTATTTACCAGTACGTCGAAGAGTGCACGGTGAACCAGATGGGCATCTATTAGAAGAAAACCAAAAAATCTCTGGTGCAGTTACTAGAGGCATGATTGATATTATGGCGCGTTCGGCTAATGGCCAAATGGGTACTCGCAAAGATGCTTTAGATACTTCTAATTACCGAAAATTCCAGCGCGGCCAAGATTACGAGTTCAATGCGAACATAGATCCACGCCAGGCTTTTCACATGCACACGTATCCTGAAATTCCACAATCTGCCCAGTACATGTTAAACCTGCAAAACATGGAAGCAGAGTCATTAACGGGCGTACAAGCATTTTCTCAAAGCGGACTCTCTGGCGCATCGCTAGGTGATACGGCTACCGGCGTTAATGGCGTACTTGATGCGGCTTCTAAACGTGAATCGGGAATTCTCCGGCGATTAGCCGAAGGATTAGTTGAGTGTGGACGCAAAATTATCAGCATGAACGCTGAATTTTTAGACGAAGAAGAAATCGTTCGTTTAACTAATGAAACGTTTGTTCCTGTGCGTAGGGATGACTTAGCAGGGCGAATTGATTTAAGTCTGAGCATTAGCACCGCAGAAGAAGACAACGCTAAAGCCCAAGAGCTGTCGTTTATGCTACAGACAATTGGGCCTGATGAAGACCCTAGTATTCGACGCATGGTGCTAGCAGATATTACTCGTTTGCGAAAAATGCCTGATTTAGCTGAAAAATTGGAAAATTATCAACCTGAACCTGATCCATTAGAACAAGAAATGAAACAGTTACAAGTTGAGTTGTTAAAAGCGCAAGTAGCTAATGAATACGCACAAGCACAAGAGCGTGAAGCCGGCGGAATGCTTGACCAGAGTAAAGCTCAAAATTTAAGTAGCGATACTGATCAGAAAAACTTGGATTTTATTGAGCAAGAATCTGGCGTTAAACAAGAACGTGACTTGGAAAAACAAAAAGCGCAATCAGCTGGAAATATTGAATTAAAACGAGAAGAACATCTTCTTAATATAGAAAAATCGGCATTAGACGCTTATTTGGCTCAAGAATGAAAAAACTTCAGAAAAGTTTAAATTCCTGAGATATAAAGCTTTTTATCAACTAACTAGCAATGATGAAAAGGTATTTTATGTCTGAAAGTCAAATCCAAGAAATTGAATTAAACATTAAACAAGCTGAAGGATTTATTAAATTAGCGAAAGCTTTAGAGCGATTAGAAGCTAATGCCGATTTTAATGAACTTATTGGTAATAGCTACTTTAAAGAAGAAGCGATACGCCTTGTACATCTCAAAGGTGATCATTCTCAGCAAACTGACGAGGCTCAAAAAGAAATTAGTAATCAAATGTTGGCAATTAGTGGTCTATCCAGTTATTTCCGTATTGTGCAGATGCGTGGAGATATGGCTGCTAGAGCGCTCGCAGATGATGAAGAAACTTTAGCAGAACTTAATGCGGAGGCGTTGCACTAAAATGACCGACGCCGCTGAAAATGAAGAATCTACTGTAGAAGAACAATTAACAGATTACTTCAATATGTCTGATGAAGAAGCTATGAATGAGCCAATTGTGCCAGAAAGCACTTTTACTCAGGAATTGGATTCACAAGAAGACGCCCTTGATTTGGAAGCTGACGAAACATCTGAAGCGGAGGCGGGCGAAGCCGAAGCCTCCAGCGAAGATGTTGATGACAGCGACGACGAAAACACTGAAATAGAAACTACTGCCCAAGAAAATGAAGAAGAGGCGGAAACTGAGTCTACAAATGACTCAGAAAACTTTTTTAACGCTGTAACTGCACCGTTTAAAGCAAACGGTAAAGAAATGTCAGTAACAGATCCTGATGATGTAGTGCAACTCATGCAAATGGGGGCTAACTACAACAAAAAAATGGCGGCTTTAAAGCCTAATTTAAAATTACTAAAGCTTTTGGAGAAAAACGAACTCCTTAGTGAAGATAAACTTAGTTTTTTAATTGATATTGATAAAAAAGATCCAAAGGCAATCGCTAAGCTGTTAAAAGACAGCAATATTGATCCTTTAGACATTGACCAAGATGCTGATGCTGACTACGCCCCAAGTAAGCACACAGTAGATGACGCAGAAATAGTTTTTGACGAAGTTATTTCTGCTATTCAAGACACGCCTACATTTTCTACTACATTAGACATTGTTGGCGATAAATGGGACGACAAAAGCAAACTGCAAGTTCGAGAATCACCACAACTACTGAAACTCATTAATGACCAAGTTGCAAATGGGATTTATGAAATTATCAGTCAGCAGGTCGATAAAGAACGGATGTTTGGGCGCTTAGACGGTATGTCTGATCTTGACGCTTACACTGCAACTGGTGACGCTATTGACGCTAATGGAGGGTTTGCACATTTAGCTAATAATGCTAATGCAAGTACGCCTGCTCCTGTAAAAGCAAAAACAGCGCAACAATCTGCACAAAGCCAATCATTAGAAACAAATCGTAAAGACAAAAAGCGAGCTGCTAGCCCGACAAAGGTTGGTGCTCCCAAAACACAAGCTAAAGCAGAATATTCTCCTTTGGCTTTATCCGATGATGAGTTTGAAAAACAATTCAACTCTAAATTTTTATAGATAAGGTGATTTATCATGGCATACACAGGTAACGCTGCAACAGGCTATAACGATCCTGTTGGCGGCTCTCCGTCCAACGTTGGCAATCAAATTCGTACAGATAAGTACGAGAAAAAAGCACTCATTGAAGCACGCAAAGAGCAGTATTTTATGCCTTTGTCTAACTCAGTAAATTTACCCAAAAACATGGGTAAGAAAATTAAAAAGTATCATTACTTGCCGATTCTTGATGACGCTAACATTAATGATCAAGGTATTGACGCAGCAGGTGCAGTTCAGGCTGGTTATACAGATACTTGGACTGTTTCTGGCGGCAGTATTCAATCTGAGCCAGGGCATCCAGCAAACACTATGTATTTTGTGGGTCAAACAGAAGATGCAGCCGGCCACGCTAGTGGATCGGCTGCAACTGCAGCTACCAAAGAGCTAATCTTCGACAAAGCAACTAATGGTGTAGCAACCGGCGGTTGGGGAGTTACAACCTCTGAAACTTCGTACACTAGTACTTTTGGCACTGAATTAGCCGACGCTGGATTTACTGTTACAGTAGGTACTCCAATAACGCAAGGCGGTAATCTTTACGGTTCATCAAAAGATCCTGGCGTTATTATCGGCAAAATGCCTTCGCTGACCGAACACGGTGGCCGTGTAAATCGTGTAGGACACAAGCGCATTGATCTTGAAGGCTCTATTGAGAAACAAGGTTTCTTTGATGAGTACACGCAAGAGTCTTTAGATTTTGATACTGACGAAGATCTAATGATGCACATTACGCGAGAAATGGTTAATGCCGCTACTGAGATGACTGAAGATCGGTTACAAATAGATCTTCTTAACTCTGCAGGTGTTGTTCGTTACGCCGGCACTGCCACAAGCACGGCTACTGTTGCCGATGACGATATAGTTTCATATGGCGATTTGTTGCGTTTGTCGATTGAGTTAGATCAAAACCGTACGCCTAAGCAGACTAAAATGTTTACAGGCACGCGAATGGTTGACACTAAAACCGTAGCAGCATGTCGAATCCTGTACATCGGCTCTGAATTAGTTCCTACACTTAAAGCAATGGTAGATAGCTTCAGTAATGCGGCGTTTATTCCTGTACAGCATTACGCAGGTGGCGGCACAGTAATGAACGGAGAAATCGGTACGATTGATAACTTCCGCATTGTTGTTGTGCCTGAAATGGTGGCATACGCAGGGGCAGGCGTGGCAGGCACTAATACTAGTGAAGTTTATGAAACCAATGCGAAAGTAGACGTTTTTCCAATGCTTTGCGTTGGTAGTGAGTCGTTTTCTACAATTGGTTTTCAAACTGATGGACAAACTGTCAAATTTAAAATCACGCATAAAAAACCAGGTGAAGCTACTGCAGATCGTAATGATCCGTACGGCGAGACTGGCTTTATGTCAATTAAATGGTACTACGGATTTTTGTTAGAGCGTCCTGAGCGTATCGCAAAAATCTTAACTGCAGCGACAGTATAAATCAGTAACCTTTCTTAACCTTCCTCCTTCGGGGGGAAGGCTTTTTTATTTACATTCAATTATCGGAGATTTCCGCAATGAACGAACCTACAGACAACAGTGAAATAATGTCAGCAGAGCTAGATGCATTAAAAGCACGAGCTGATGTATTAGGCGTAAAATACCATCCTGCAATTGGTGCTGAAAAACTTGGTAATAAAATTGCCGAAGCTTTAAACGCAAAAGAAGCTGAAAAAGAAGCTGAAATTGTAAAAAATACTGTCGTTGCGCAACCAAAAGTTGTAGCAAACAAAGATTTAACTGAAGGGCAAAAACGAAAAAAAATTAAGGAAGAAGCAACTAAGTTGCTACGTGTTCGCGTAGCGTGCATGAACCCTAACAAACGAGAGTGGCAAGGTGAAACATTCTCTGTCGGCAACTCGTTAATAGGCCAAATTAAAAAATACGTGCCGTATGACACAGAATGGCATGTACCACAAATTATTGTAAACGCAATTAAAGAGCGCACTTGCCAGGTATTTACTACTACAACCGGCCCACGCGGACAAAAAACGCGAGCTGGCAAACTCGTAGCAGAATTTGCCATTGAAAGTCTTCCGCCTTTAACAGGCAAAGAACTTCATGACTTAGCACAAAGGCAAGCTATGGCAAATGGTTCTACTGAATACTAAATAGTTAATTTTCTAAGGCGGCATTAATGGCTATCCAGATACAAGATTTAACAGACGCGCAATTAAAAGACGGTAATGGAGTCTTTGATGTATTAATGCGCTCTGTAGCTTCGCACCTTGATCAGGAGTACTCGAAAAATAGAATTCGAGGCCCTGAATATTCTCAGGTCTATCTTGGAGCTATTAATGCTGTCTTAGAAAAATCGCTAACATTTGTTTTACAACAA